CGTTATTGCTCTGTGGCCTAACCTAAATGATGGCACGGTACTCTCTGCGGATAACCAGACTTTCTCTACGGCGAATGTTCACGCCGCTATAAGTAGGGCGAAAGCCAATAAGTTTGGGAACCAGCTTTACATAATTCATCACCCGAATGCGGTTGCGGAGCTTTCCAAGGCTTCGGCTACAACGGCTGATACAGCAGCAGCGGCAGGGCTCACCAATGGATGGAGTGTAGACCTGTTACAGAATTTCTACAGCGGCCTTCGACCCATCAACGGTGTCAGCATCTTTGAAGACGGGAACATAGGGAAAATCAGCACCACTGACTCTGGATATGGTGTTATCGCTGACAAGACCGCTATGGCGGCACTTAATAGCGTAGACACCAGGACTGAGCGACAGCGTGACGCATCTCTCAGGGCCACGGAAGTGGTAATGACCGCAGACTACGGCGTTTTTGAGTTAGATGACAGCCGTGGCGCAGCATTTAGGGCTGAGATTGGCGATCTTTCCTTTAGTTAGGCCTAGGTAAGTGAGGGTAAGTAATGGTAGGGATAACTGAACGCAACCAGCAGAAGCAAGAACTAGTTGATGCGGGGTTCTCGCTAAGATACATAGACGAGTGGATTCCTAAAACTACACTGTACCGCCACAAGGCTAGTTACAATGTAACAGGTAGTGTGTCAGAAGATATTGGCACTATGATAAAGGGAGTTCCAGGTAGTCCAGACTATGTGTTGCGTAAGGCTAAGATCGGACTATTCCCCTGGGCTCCTGGCGAAAGCTGTGAGTGCCAGTGGTGTGCAGAAACAAGTACGGAACGCAGCGAGGAGCCAGTTGTCAGTAATATAGTTGAGGTACAGGATTCCAAGGCTCAGGCTGCAAAAGTTGATTGTCCCGTATGTGATTACGTAGCGGAAGGCGCGTCCCTTGCGGGTGCGCGATCAAGGCTGCGGGCTCACGCAAAGGGACACTAGAAGTAGAATGCCGGGGCGGCTGTAACGATAGGCCGAGGCCGCCCTCGGTAAAATAAATATCGGTCTATCGCAGGACATTGATCCTGTAAGGAGGTTTTGTTATGTCTTTTCCAGCAACTCAAAGCGGAAGGTATGGGTTTGAGAAACAAACCACATCGGCTAAGAAGCAGGTCTACGGCGCTACAATGACCCTTCCGGACGGAAGGGTATATCGCTATGTAGAGAACGGCGGGACTGCTATTGGTGAGGGTTTGGTTGTAGCCAGTGAGGCTCCCGCAGGAAACCACGACGAAGACTTAGTAGTCGCGACAAGTGCCTCGGTAGGTGGATTTACTATTGGGGTTACCGTTGGCGCTACTGCTGCGGCAAAGAATCTTTATGCAGAGGGGTATCTGTTTTCCAACTTGGCTGCTACAACCCCGCATGAGATGTACAAGATTAAGTCTCATCCCCTGATATCGTCTAGCGGTAGCGGAACTATTACGATAGATGAGCCAGACGGATTCCAGACTGCTATCACGGCAGGCACGGACACCGTTGGTCTTATCAAGAGTCCTTACAAGGACATCGTGGTTGCTCCCGCAGCCGTCGCAGGGCGATTTGTTGGAGTTACCTGTGCAGACCTTGAGGCTGATTACTTCGGCTGGGTGCAGGTAGCGGGTTTAGCCTCTGTTAAAATTGACGGTACTCCAGCAGTGGGTACGCTAGTGGGCGCAAGCTCCAATCACACAGGGCAGCTTCTCGCTGTTGGCGCAGATACTACTCCTGCTTTAGGAAGACTGCACGGCAAGGCTGGTGTGGATAACGAGTTCCACACAGTATTCCTGATGAACCTACATTAAATGGTAAGCGAACTTTGGACTCCGATGGGGGTTACGGATTACTCTGTAGCCCCTGCGGGGCACAACGCTGAGACCGGCGGGCAGATACAGTCACACATCTTCCAGGTGAAGGACCCTGTCACTGGTAAGCAGAACAAGTTCTATGTGCTTACCGACGAGACAACCTCGGACGCTCACCTCGAAGACATGGTTTCACACGCGGTGGACAAGTGGCTTACGGAGGTCAGGGCGGAGAGCCACAAGCCTCCCCCTACGCCGGAGCAGCGTAAGGAAATAGGGCACATACTGAACGATATTAGGCTATATAGAGCAAGGCGCGAGCAGAGCAGTAACGGGCTCGCGTATTACTCGGGCATAAATGGGGGAGAAAATGACAGAGGAATTACAGGTAAGTGAACAGGACATAGCGTTTGCGCTCAACCAGAAGGCCAACGAGGCCACCGGCCTGCTCGTGCAGGTAGCCGCGTTGAAGCGCGGAATAACCGAGCGGGACGCGAGGATCGCCGAGTTAGAGCGAACGATAGCCAGCCTTAACGGCAAGGAGCCAGTAGATGCCAAAGGTGGGAAAGAAGAAGTTCCCCTACACAACTAAGGGGAAAAAAGCCGCCAAGTCTTACGCTAAGAAGACCAAGAAAAAGGTCATGCGTAAGGCCAAATACTAATAATTATGGGGTGCAGGTATGGCAGTTATCCAGGGACGGACCCGCGCCCAGCTTCGCCAGAGCATTGGGTATAATTTAGGGGCGCTTTACGTATCGTCGGCCAGTGGGAACGGGTCTACTACCACGATAGTGGACAATACCCTTATTGGTGCAGACGATAATTTTAATGGCAGGTGGGTGGTTTTCAACGACGCCGACGGGACAGCCGGACAGGTTACCCGTGTCAGTGACTATACATCCAGCTCCACTACGCTCACACTATCCCCCGCTGTTGCCTCCTCGTCGGCTACCAGCGACACGTATGAGCTATGGGACGACGAGTACAACCCCGCGATCATAGACGATTTCATAAACCAGTCCATTCTTGAGACTACGGGCCACGCATGGGACCCGATAGAGAATCTCTCTTTCCACACCGACGGGAGTACGCTGCGCTTCGACGTGCCGTCCGGCATCTCCATGATCCAGGACGTCTATTACCGCAACAGCGTGGACTTTACCCGCCTTCATGCGTGTGCCGAGGCGTTCGACGAGACGGTAGACAGCGATTTCACAGTATCTCTGGATACAAAGGACAAGAAACAGGGAACTCAAAGCTGCAAGTTTGTCATAGCAGCGGGCGCGTCTGCGGGTGATATAGCCACGGACTCGATCACCAGCAAGGACATCTCCGGCTACGACTATATAGAGTTCTGGGCCAAGAGTACGGTAGCTACATCGGCTGGTAACTTGAAGATATTGCTTGATGATACCGCCAGTTGTGCATCACCCATAGAGACACTTAGTGTCCCTGCACTGTCTGCCGATACGTGGACATTTTGCCGCGTGGCCCTGGCTAATCCCGAGACAGACACGGCTATCATATCCGTGGGACTTGAATACGATGCTGATATAGGTGCTGCCACTGTGTGGCTGGACGATATCAGTGTGGTTAAGAACGACACCGCCGAGTGGGTCAAGATACCTCGTAATCTCTGGCGCGTCGATAAGGAAGCCAAGGACGTGGTATTCGACAGTTATATGCACGGCGTAGCCCGATACAGCCTGCTAAAGATAGTGGGTGGGGATAAGCCCGCACTGCTCACTTCAGACTCGGATACGTCCGAGGTGAACGAGCGGTATCTTATAGCGGCAGCTACTGCAAGGGCATATGCGTCTACGTCTGGTGGCTCTGGGACCGATCCTGACCAGCGACGCTCGCAGGCAGGGTTCTGGTTCGGCATGGCTAACGCTGCCAAGAGAGCCCTACCCCTACTTACGAATGTACGGTTGGTTGAATAATGGCCGCCAAGGTAGAGAGTCCTAACGAGATCAGTCTGGGTGGTGTATATTACCCCCTTACGAGGCCCGTTCAGAGCGTACTCACGTCTATATACCCTTCCAAGGTCGTCATAGGCGACACTACGAAGGACTCACAGGCGCGTACCTCTGTAATCGCGTGGTCTGACTGGCGTGGCGGCATAGGCATAGACCGCATGGAGTCGGGCGGGGACGTTAACCGCGCATGGTGGTCTGACTGCCAGCTACGTTACAAGAACCATCTCGTGCTGGGTAACCTCGCCAATAAGACGGATACTATAGGTCACGGCCTCGCCAAGGCTGGCGCTGGTACTGGCATAGCTGCTATCAACGAGCATAATGACAAGATATATGCGGTATGGAATGATTCAGCAGGCAATAACTCAAAGATATATGTGTATAACAACACAAGTAGCTATTGGTGGGACGGCAGGAGTGAGGACGCCGTAATAGGCGCACACGCTAGTGATACAGGACTTGAGGGAATAGAGATACAGGTTACAGACGCACTAACTTACACGGATAGTTCAAATGTTAGCTGGCTGATATTGGCACATTATGACTCTACAGGGAGTACATGGTCTTTTGCCAGGTATCCTAGTTATGATGGTACTAATAATGGGGTGTGGGATAAACCCGACACTGCCAAGGCCACTAAGTATTTAACAAGTTGGGATAACAGGCTGTGGGGAATATCTAACGAGGGGCAGTTATGGTATGCGCTTACTATATCAGATGATGATGGCACTGCTGTAAATGACGCGGTACTTCCTCTTCCGGCAGGGTACTGCACAGGGATGTTTGTGGCCCGTGACGCTGCTGGCGAACCCGTTATCTACGTATCAACCAAGAAGGGCCTGTGGGCGCACGATGCCGCAAATGCACGGTTCGTTAAGACTGAGGTGGAATTCCCTTTCCACCCTCATGCGGGCAAGGGCGCAGACAGGTGGCGCGACTCCATATATTTCCCCAGCGGATTAGGATTGTACAGGTATATAAACGGCGCTAACGCAGCCGTGCTGACCGTAGTTGGTCCTGACAGGGATGACGGGCTTCCCGAGTCCAACAGGGGTACCATCATGCTGACCGAGGGTACTCACAACGAGCTACTCGTGGGGGTGGATGCGACCACCGCTCCGACCATAACAAGCTCCGACAGCATACCGTTCCAGTGGAGCGCACAGGCTGTTACGGGTATTTCAGGTCTCGGCAGCCAGGTTATAGATGAAGGTACTGGTTACAGTAGCATCCTCGGATACAACGAGCTTGGCTGGGAGGCCAAGTGGGTAGCGGATACAGCAGGTAGAAGAATAGACGCGATGCACGTATCCAATGCCTACAGCGATGTGAACGAGAACTACAGACTGTGGTTCGGATTCAATAATGACGTCTACTATATGAAACTCCCTGTGGACATCATAAACCCGTCGAGGGTATCGGAGTTTGAGTATGAATCGTCGGGCACGCACGAGACGCCCTGGTTCAACGCGGGCCAGAGCGAGGTAGACAAACTGGCATTAAAGCTAAAGACAGAGGTACAGGACGCCTCCAGCACGGAGACGGTGATCGTATCGTATGCCACGGATTACAGCGAGTCTTACACGGTGGCAGGATCAACAATTACCTCCGATGGTATCACTACCTATACATTTGGCAGTTCTGCCGGTACCGAGTTTCGGGCGATCAAGTTCAAGATCGAACTCGCCCGCACGACGAATACATCTACGGCTAACTACAAGAAGAAGACCCCCGACGTGGTCTCCCTGACACTGGAGTGGCGCAAGAAATTGGAGTCCAAGTGGGGACACCAGGTCGATGTAGACCTGAGTAAAGAGTATAAGTCAAGGAGCCCGAAGGACCTGCGTGCAGCGCTGCTATCTGCCATAGAGAGCGCGACGCTGAACGAGTTCACCTTCAGGGACGATTCCGGCGGTACGCGAAACTACTACGTGGACGTCGTGTCTGCCACAGGGATGGAGTTCACGGGCTATGACGAGCGAGGGACCACTACTATCAACATGGTGGAGCCATGATATTTGACGTTGGTACAACCACTGTCTCTACTGCCGGTACTGAGCAGCAGATCAGCAACACGGCCAACCGTGTGCGCTGGATCAAGGCCAAGGCACTGGCGGCCAACTCGGGTATTACGTACCTGGGTGTCTCTGATGTCACCGCGACCAACGGCTACGAGCTATCGGCTGGCAACGAGATCGAGATAAACTTCGCGGACGTAGGTGGGACGATAGCGTTTTCCACCATATACGTGGATGCAGCTACTAACGGCGATAAGGTGTGCTGGGCAGTAATACTGGACGGGTAATGACTACCGAGGCAACAAGAACACCAGACACATGGCGCGGCAGCGACGCAACATACGCCGCATTCGCCGCCCTGGTGCGCGCTGGCAAGCGACCCGGCGTTGATTTCACATACCGGCCACGCACCAGCGGGGGGACCACGGGATCTGTGGAGGCGGACTTCATGTTCCACTCCCCGCCCGACCTTGCCATGCAGGTGCAGGAGCCGTTTCACAGTCACCGCAGCGGCGTCTCGACACGGGGTACGGACATAATGACGAAGGTGCAACTTGCGGGGTACGGTATTACACTTATAATGCTAGGACATGAAAAATTATCACAGGACCCGGACTGGCTCATAGGCGAGGCGCTCCAGTACAGGGATCATAGCTGGGAGTAAGACATGGCAATAACTGAGATTAAACTAAGCGGTAAAATATTTCAGGATGACGGGGATGCTGTAAACGGGGCCACGGTTGCCCTCCTGGAGACCGGCACCTCGACTCAAGAAGCATCAACAACCAGTGATTCTAACGGCGCATGGTCGTTTACAGAGACAAGCCTGGACACCACATACGACGTGAAGATCACGTCGGGCAGCAGCGTCAGGTACATCCTCTGGTCCGACGAGATCACCGCCAAGGGCGTAGACACCGCATCGCTGAAGGTGCGCGGCGTGGAAGGCGCGGCTGCCCCCATATATTTCTTTGCCGACCAGGCCGACGATGCAGGTGATGGGTGGAGGATGCAGGCATCTGCCTCGGACACGCTCGCCATAGGCAGCGACAAGGCCGTCGCGGGCACCATCATTGACTACCTGACCATAACCAACGGCGCTAATGCGGCGGCATCCACCGTGACCGTGGGCGGTATCCTTACCGTCACGACCACGCTGGACATAAACGGCACCGCCGACTTCGATGTCACGGACTTCGACATCGCTTCCTCCGGGGACATAGACCTTGCCAGCACCAACGACGCCGCTGCCGCTATTTACTTGCGAGAGAACGCAGGAACAAGCGGCACTATCAAGATTCATGCCGACCAAGGCACTTCCGTCACGGAAGGTGCTGAATCCATAAACATCCTGTCAGATGCGGGCGGCGTGGGTATCAGGAGCACCGCAAACCTAGCGAACGCGGTGAACATCACAGTAGACGGCGGCACCACGTCCACCATGACGCTATTCAACGATCAGGGCACGGCAGCCACAGAGGGTGCTGCGTCCATACAGCTACTGAGCGATGTGGGCGGGGTCAACATCAAGTCGGGGCTGAACGGGGCCAACGCTATTCTTCTTACCGCTGATGGGGGAACATCTGAAACGATTGTTGTCCACGCGGATCAAGGTACTGGCACGGGGTCTATCGAACTCCTGTCCGATGCGGGCGGGATAGAGCTAGACGCGGGCACCGATATCATTCTGGATGCGGGCGGGGCAGACATCTTCCTCAAGGACGACGGCACCCTGTTCGGGACACTGAACAATAACAGCGGCGAGTTACTCATCAAGTCCAGTTCGTCCGGCACCACGGCAGCTACATTCGCTGGAGCCAACGTCACGTTTGCGGGGACGGTAGATGCAACCACTGACTTTACTGTAGGGGATACGGTTGTTACTGACGGTGTTATCACCGATTCAACAGGGTTACAGTTAGCAGCCGACCTAGACATTGATGGTGCGGCAGATATATCTGGAGATTTAACCTTGTCTGGCGGTGCTGATGGAGCATTGCAGTTTACCAATGCTGGCGAGAACTCTATCAAGATACCAGACAACCAAGCCAGTGCCCTTATTATAGAAGAGGCCAATAACGCATACATAACATTCGTTACAACCAATAGCTC